TTATTTTTGATAAAATGGTTCTATACTATCATATAAACCTATAAAGGCATTGGCTTTGTTTCGCAGGTGTATTCTTATTATTGGAACTAAAATAACTTTGTTTTTCCTTAGATCAAGCCTAAACTCTTTTGCTTTTTCAAACGCATCTTCAAGTTCTGCCTTACTGAATTTTGCGGTGTGGTTTTCAAGTGATACAAGGTAGTTTAAATATTCCTTTCCGTATTCTTCAACTATTCCTATATCATACTTGCGCTCATCTCCACCATTCCAGCTATTAGATTGAAAGCATTGAACGTGGATATTGTGCAAGTTTAAAGCTATGCCACGATTCGAGCCTACCGATTTGCGATGCCCGCCTGCCATCTTTCCGAATTTCCTTGTAGCTATGCAAGGTTGCCCGTAATCGATTAGCCTGGCAATTTCATTTATAACTGGTTGCAATACTTTTGCCCTATAAGCATCGGTAGACATTATTGCTCTACGTTGCTGGGTTTTCTCTTTTCGCTTTATCGTTTCTTGGTTGCGTTTTGATTTCAGCTTTACCTTTTCAAAATATGCTTTGCCATTTTCGTTATTGAGTAGCCATTTAGGATAGCAATGCGAACACAATCCTTTGTGCATAGGATTTAAATAGTGTTCATCAGAGCAGCCCGATCCTCTTGCAATCCCTTTGCCTTTGCAAACTTTCTTATTCATCGTTTCTTATTTAGTTTTCCGTTATCGGTGTGAAACAATCTCATTAAGTAGTGCCATATTCTAAATATCATAATCTTTATTTTTTTGGTGCTGCATTGAAACGCAGCATAACAGCCAATAAATAAGCATTGTGAAAAACAACGCTTTTTATTTTGGTGTTATAGGTAATCAAAACAACCTTTGTTGGTCAGTATGTTGTTTAAGTCTTTTCATTGCACTATTATAGTATTCAGTATCTAATTCACAAGCAGTTAAATCAAATTTCATATTATGACAAGCTATTGCAATGCTTCCGCTACCTAAATGCGTATCTAATATTTTATCCCCCTCTTTTGCATAGTTTTGTAAAATCCATTCATACAATGATACCGCTTTTTGTGTTGGGTGTATCTTTTTGCTTTCATTATGAAATTCTACTCTGCTTTTCCTAAACGATTTACTAGCCTTATTAAATGAAGTCCAAGCCATTTCAAAATCAGCACCACTAAACTCTTGTACTTTATCCCAAATCAGAAAACATCTGGTATTACCTAAGTGGTCTAAAAAGTAATTACCACCCCAAATGATTTGATTTTTTGAAACTCTTTTCAGTTCTGTAAAGTATTCTTTACTCGGTAGCTTTTCATCCCAATCTTTACCAATTTTATTATACTTTTTAACTGGTCTTTTACCTCCTCCGTGGTTTGCGTGTTTATCTATATCTATCCCATAAGGCGGGTCTACTATTGCCAAATCAAAGTAATCATCTTCATACCTTGCCATTAATTCAAGGTTGCATTCATTAGTTATATTTATCATATCTTATTATTATTAAAAAACCTATAACACATTATAAAATTCATTAAAACCAAATTTTATAATTCACGTTATTCCCTTTCTCTATCCATTTGCCTTTCGCCTTCCATGTGTATGGCATCTTCTTTGCGTAGTTCACTATCTTCTGTTTCTAAATCAAACCAATAGCGATCGTGCGCTTTTTGTGCATCTTCAATAGTTTTCATGCCTTGATGGTCGAAGTATTCAATATAGTTTGCAAAAATATCTATGAAGTTAGTTTCTTGCATTTGGTCTTTGAACCCTAATAGCTTAAATCCATTTATATTATTAACCCATGCAAATAGGGAATAATGTATAGAATCAAAATCGAAATCGGTTTCTTGCGTTGCAAGTAGAACCTTAAAAAAGCAGTTTCTAAATTGTTGTGTTGGTTTAATAGTTTTCATAGTGTTATAATTTATTAGCACGAAGATAAAACAAACTATTCAAATAAAAAAATTTTTTATTCCAATTAATAAAATTATATTTGCGGTACACTATTATAAAAACAAAACATTATGGATTACAAAAAGTACAGCAAAAACGTAGAAACAGCAATCAAGAGTTCATTAAATCACTTAAAGACTTGCGAAGAAAAAATGCATTTAATTAATGCAAAGGAAAAAGTAAAATATGCAGAGAAACTATTATCAAAACAAAGAAAAGAAAAAAACAAACTAACTCTACTTCCAAAAAAAGACCCAAAGCATAAATTAATAAATGAACAAATTGAAAATCTTAGCACCCAAATAATAGAAACAGGTAAGAATATTAAAGAATTTAAAGAAAAAAGAAAGGATGTTCTTAAAAAGTACAGCATTTACAGAGAAAAATACTTAAGAGTAGGTCTAAAAAATTATTGCAATAGTCTTAATATTTCATACCCTTTTGTTAAAAAACTAATGGGGAATACCGAAGAAATCAATTAATATAAAACACTATGAAATTAATGAACTTTTTTATCCAATCAGCAGAAGAACAATATTTTACTTTTATGGAATATGTCTATGATAGAATCCCTGAACCTGAAACACAAGAACAAGAGGAGGCAGTAGATAAATGGATTAGCAGTTTGCACTATCGGCAGTTTAGCCCTGAGCAAGCTGGCAAGATAATCACAAGAGCAATCAATATACACTTTAATAAATAACACTATGAAAATACAAGCAACATTAAAAGAGGCTAAAGAGCATCTTAGACAAAACTGGGACAAAGGAACAGGTTGCCCTTGTTGCGGTCAGCTAGTAAAGCTATACAAAAGAAAACTAAACTCCGGTATGGCAATCACTTTATTTCGTATCTACCAATATAACGGATTTAACCCTGTTCATGTTAAAGACTTTTTAAAAGATAACAAGCTAAGAAATAACCACGATTGGACATTGCTAAAGCATTGGGGTTTGTTAAAAGAGGAGTATAATGAAGATGAGGACAAAAAACACTCAGGGGTTTATCATCTCACACAAAAAGGGGTTTATTTTTTAACAACAAAGTTAACATTGCCTAAACATATTCTTATTTACAATAACAAGTTTCAGGGGTTTTCACATAATCTAACAACCTTTAGAGAATCATTAAGCAATAATTTTAGCTATCCTGAACTAATGCAATCCATTAACATTGAAATTAAAGACGTATAACACTACATTGAAATCGCAATTCAAAAGAACATGGGGAGGTAAAACTTTGGAAACATTCAAGGGCTGTTGTAGTGTTCAGCCCTCCCCTTTTTTAAATCAAAAAAATACACTATCTTGCGACAAGTAAAACGCCACAATGAAAAAGATATTTAGTAAAACAAATATACCTAAGAGGGTTAAAACATTGGCAGCAGCTAATGGGGTTTCGTGGTGTTTCCAACCCTCTTTTTTTAAACTTAAAAACCATGAAAGACACTTTTTACTTGAAGATTAAGAAATTAATACGGAAACATCAAATGATCGGCTATGGAATTTATTGGGCAATCATAGAAGATTTGTATAATAATGCGAACGCATTGCAAACGGATTACGAGGGCATTGCGTTTGATTTACATACTGATCCAAAAATTGTTAAGTCAATACTTAATGACTTTGAATTATTTGATTTTACTGGCGAATTTTTCTCTAGCTTATCGGTTAAGAAAAGACTAGAGTTAAGAGATGAAAAAAGTAGTAAGGCAAGGCAAAGCGCACAGGCTAGATGGTATAAAAACAAAGGGATTGATGCGAACGCAAAGCGAACGCAAAGCGATGGCAATGCTAAAAAGGAAAAGAAAGGAAAGGAAAAGAAAGGAAATATTATACCTCCTTTTGATGTTTTTTTAGAATACGCTAAAGCAAACGATAGCAAGATTAGTCCGATGGGTGTGAAACATAAATACAATGCTTGGTTAGAAAATGATTGGAGGGATGGATATGATAAACCGATTAAAAACTGGAAATCAAAACTACTAAATGCGTTAAAATACATCGATAAGATAAAAGAAGAAACAACGTGGCAGCAAACGGGCTTATTAGGTAATCAATAATGATATACAAAATAACAGATAGAGCGAACGAAATAGCCGATAAAATTAAGCAGGGCTATGTTAAAGGATTACAAATGCCCTTTAAATGCATTGACGATCTTTATTCTGTAAAGATGGGATGCGTTTCTTATTTTGTAGGGCATGAATACTCAGGCAAAACTGAATTTATTTTAGAGCGTGATGTATGGCTTGCTAAACAATTCAATCAAGTTAGTTTGATATTTACACCGGAAACTGGGGATGTAGACGATATTTTTTTAGAGATTTGCCATAAGTGGTGCGGTAAACCATTGATAGGCAAGCACAAGATAAGCGAGGCAGAAAGGCTATCGGTAATGCAGCAAGTGGCTCAATACTTCCACGTTATCCAGGTAGATGATGAATTAACCTTTGATGCCTTAATTGAGGAATACAAGATATACGAATCACAAAACAATATCAAAATAAACCTTATCACTATTGATCCTTTTAACGAATTGCAATGGGACTTGAAAGGTTTACCAAGAGATATGTGGCTAGAG